GCATCTCGGCGACGGCGACGGCCCGCTGCTCGTCGAGTGGTCGGCGCCGCCGGACGCCGAGCTCGACGACCGGTCGGCGTGGCGGATGGCGTCGCCGCACTGGACCCCGAAGCGTGAGCGGCTCATCGTCCAGCGTCTCGAGGGTGTCCTCGCCGGCGAGTCCGTCGACGTCGACGAGCCGGACCCGATCACCAGTTTCCGGACGCAGTGGTTGAACCAGTGGCCGGGCAAACGGCTGGCGCTGGTCAAGGGTGACCCGCTCGTCGAGCTCGAGGCGTGGCGCGCCCTCGAGGGGCCTGTCGTCGACGACCCGGAACGCCTCATCGTCGCCGTCGAGGATCATGCCGGTCTCGGCGCGGCAATCGCCGCGGTCGCCGTCCAGCCGGACGGCCGGCTCGGGCTCGACGGGTGGACTGTGGCGACGTGGGCGGAGGCGCTCGACGATCTGCGCCGGTTGTACGCCGGACACGACGTCGTCAAACTGTACGTCGGCGCGTCGCTCGTCGTCCGCCTCCCGCCGGGGATGCGTGCTGCGGGGGCGGCGACGGCGACGCTGACTCGTTCGACGTTGCCGTTGATGCGTGAGCTCGTCGCCGCCGGTGCCATCGTCACGGATTCGGCCGAGCTCGTCGAGCAGGTCGACACGGTGCGGGTGACGACGGCGGTCGGTGGGCTCGCCGTGACGTCGGGTGTCCGTTCCGATCTGCTGCGGGCGGCGTCGTGGGCGCTCGCTGCCGCCCACCGCCCGCGGCGGACACCGTCGATCCACTAGATTCCTGACTGACGCGCCGGTCAGTAGTACTGTTGTCGGACGATGAGACGCCAGGCTCGCGAGGAGCGTTCGCTCCGCCCGCTCGACGACGCCGACGTCCCGAACACGAACCCTCCCGGCGTCCCACCGGCGAGCGTCGGCGTCCCCGATTACACGCCCGGCGACCCGAACGGGCTCGAGTTCATCGACGAGGGCACGGCACCGCCGTTCCGCGGCGCCCTGTTCCACGCTTCGCCGTGGGACGGCTGGCCGGCCGAATGGAACCTGCCGATCCTCGGCCAGGTCGAGCAGATGGTCGACGTCGCCTGGATGGCGCTCGATCTCAACGCCTCCGTCTTCGCGTCGATGCCCCCGTATCTCGTCGGCGCCTCCGCGAACCTGCCCGACGAGTGGATCGACAACCCGGACCCCGACCAATACACGTCATGGGCGACGTTCGCCCACGAACTGATGTGGGACTTCCAGCTCGGTGAGGCGTTCGTCATCGCGACGGCGCGCTACGCCAACGGCTGGCCGGCACGGTTCCATCTGGCGCCGCCGTGGACCGTCAACGTCGACCTCGGCGGCAACGGACGCCGGGCCTACTCGATCGGCAACGCCGAGCTCGACCCGGTCGACGTTCTCCACATCCGTTACAAGTCGACGGTCGGCAACGCCCGCGGGACGGGGCCGCTCGACGTCTGCGGCGCCCGGCTCGTCGCCGCCCGCGTCCTGCTGCGCTACCTGACGAACTTCGTTCAGGGTGGCGCCGTCCCGTCGTCGGTCCTCGAGTCCGACGACGACGTCACAGCGAAACAAGCCAACGACGTCCACGCCCAGTGGATCAACGCCCGCATGTCGAAGCTCGGACTCCCGGCGGTCGTTGGCGGTGGGCTCAAGTGGAAGCCGACGCAGACCGACCCGCTGTCCAGCGCCCTAGCCGAGCTCGCCGCGTACACGGAGGCGAAACTCGCCGTCGCCCTCGGCGTCCCACCGTTCCTCCTCGGCCTCCCGTCCGGTGGCGACTCGATGACCTACTCGAACGTGTCGTCCGTCTTCGACTATCACTGGCGTGGCGGACTGCGACCCAAGGCGCAACGGATCATGCTCGCCCTCTCCCAGTGGCTGACGCCTCGCGGGACGGCGATCGAGGTCAACCGTGATGAGTACGTCCGGCCGGGTCCGCTCGAGCGGGCGCAGACGTGGGACATCTACCTCAAAAACGGTGTCGTCGAGGTCGACGAGGTCCGCGAGGCGGAACGGTTCGGAGTCGCCTCCCGCACGACCGGGACGAGCATGTCAGGGGTCCTGAAGTGATTGAACACGTCGAATACCGGACGGCGTCGACGACGCTCGAGGTCCGTCACGCCCAACGGATGATCGACCTCATCGCCGTCCCGTACGACGAGCCGACGGAGGTCCTCCGCCGCGGGCGATGGGTGACGGAGTCCGTCGACCCGCAGGCGTTCGCCGGCGTACACGGCGACGTCACGGTCAATCGTTCGCATGACCTCGAGAATCCGCTCGGACGGGTCGCCGCGTTCCATCCGGGCGACCCGCGAGGGCTCCGTGCGGAGCTCCGGATCTCGCGGACGAGCTCGGGCGACGACGTCCTCGAGCTCGCCGCCGACGGGCTCCTCTCGCCGTCGATCGGGTTCTCACCGCTGCCGGGCGGCGAGGAGTGGACACACGACCGCAGCCGCGTCCGTGTCACCCGGGCCAAGCTCGTCCACATCGCGCTCACCGGGGACCCGGCGTACAAGGGTGCCCGCGTCCTCGCCGTGCGGTCCGCCGACGAGACGCCGACGCGGGTCCCGACGCCGAACCTCGACCGGATCCGCCTCGAGATCCTTGCCAGCCGCGCTGGCGTGGAACTAACCTCTCCCGTCCAGTAGTCGAGGGGACCCTCGGGCGAGCGGCTGGAGCCGTCGGACCGAGCGAGCGATGTCGCCGGACTCGGAACCTGCCGTTTCGATTCTGAGGAGGTCGCGATGTCCGCGACGGATGCCATGCTCGCCCGCTTCCAGGCGGAGCTCGAGGAGCGACGCACATTCATGGACGGGCTCGTCGAGGCGGCGGAGTCCGCTGGGCGAGATCTCACGCCGGAGGAGACGGACCTCTACACGCGGGCCCGCGATCGGATGCGCGTGATCTCCGGACAGATGGAGCCGTTGCAGGAGGGTGCCCGCATCGCCATCGAGTCGCGGACGCGGACGCAGGAGCTCGTCGGGCTGTACCAGAACGCCCGCAATCCGCAGGCCGCGAATGTCGAGTACCGCACGGCTGGCGCGTACGTCGCCGACCTGTACTACGCCCGTCTCGGCGACACGGAGTCGATGCAGCGCCTCGACGTGTTCCATCGCGTCGCCGCCCATCAGACCACCGCCGATAACCCCGGACTACTCCCGGAGACGATCGTGTCGCCGCTCGTCAACTTCATCGAGGTCGCCCGCCCGATCTGCGCGACGCTCGGACCGACCGATCTCGGGTCCGGCGCATGGGCGTACGCCCGGGTCACCCAGCACACTCAGGTCACCAAACAGGTCGGCGAGAAGACCGAGCTGGCGTCACGCAAGATGCTCGTCACGAAGACCCCGTTGGGTGCGGACACGTTCGGCGGTTACGTCAACGTGTCCAAGCAGGACATCAACCGGTCGTCCCCGGCGATCCTCGACATGGTGATTTCCGACCTGGCGGAGCAGTACGCCATCGAGACCGAAGAAGAAGCAGCCGATGTCCTGTGGGCCGCCGCCGTGGCTGGGCCGGTCATCCCGACCGGGCCGGCGACCGCCCTGGCAGTCGCTCAGGCGATCTGGACCGCGGCCGGGCAGGTCTTCGCGGCGACCAAGGGGCAGGGCCGGACGGTGGTCGCCGTGGCACCCGACATGCTCGGCCTGATCGGCCCGATCTTCCCGCCGGTCAACCCGACCAACGCCTACTCGTCGGGGTTCTCGCTGCCGCTCGGCCAGGGCGATCAGGGTTCGATCGCCGGGCTGTCGGTGATCATGTCGGCCGGTCTCGACACCGGTCAGATCCTCGTCTACTCGACGTCCGCCGCCAAGGCGTTCGAATACAAGTACGGCAACCTGCAGGTGGTCGAGCCGTCGGTATGGGGTGTGCAGGTCGGCTACGCCGGCGACTTCGACTGTGTCGTCATCGAACCCACCGGTGTCGTCAAGGTCGTAAAGACGCCATGAGTTTCGACGATCCGAACCGCGAGTCTGTCGGGCTCCCGCCGATCTGGACTGGCGCCGAGGCCGACGAGGTCGAGGCGTTTGATCCCGGCGCTCACACGGTCGCCGAGGTCGAGCAGTACATCGCCGACCATCCCGACGAGGCCGAGGACGTCCTCGCCCTCGAGCGGTCCGGCAAGGCTCGCGTCTCGCTCATCGGAGGCGACGAGGAGTGACCTACACGCCGCCCGCCGTCACCGCGCCGGCGCGCCTCCCGTGGGTCGTGGAGGAGGTCGCCGAGTCCGCCCTCGACGTCCTCCGCCTCGACGCCTCGGACGAGGACGCGGCGCGTGTGGCGGCGGCGGCGGACTCGGCGACGGTTCTCGTCGACGCCGAGCTCGACCTCGAGGTCGCGTCGGCGACGATCCCGGGACCCGTGTACGACGCCGCCGTGTGGCTCACGGTCGAGCTCTA